GCCACCGCGGGCTTTCAAACGGTTCGCCTGCGCGATGTGCTCCAGAACTGGTCCGGCTTTGTATACCGCACCTCGACCAGCAACGCCTGCACCGAAACTCAGGTCCTCGAGCTCTCGGGTGGTCGCGCCACCCCCGCCACGACCGGCACGGCGCCGCTCTTAGGGATCGCGATGCACTCGGCGAACGCGAGCAGCAACGTCGTGATCGCCAACCAGTGCACGCGCCTCGATTGTGCCGCTGTCACGCCCAATACCTCGAGCGCGTTCAAGAAGGTCAGTGCGACAAACGGCTCCGTCACCGATGCCACCGATCTCTCCGATGGCAAGGTCGTCGGCTGGGCGGAGTTCGTCGGCACTGGCCCCGATATCGCTGGCATCGATATCGCCTATCGCAACTTCCTGGCAATGTGAGATACGACTATGGCTGAAGACACCGACGCTCTCCAAGCGCGGATCGCCGAGCTTGAGCGCGCTTTACAGCAGAGGCAGGACGCCCTCGACCGGGCGGAGGAATTGCACGGTCACAAGGACCGGGAGCTGGCCGAGATCAACGATAAGCTTCACCGCGCAACGGTCGAGGTCAATCAGCGTCGCGAAGCGATGCGCGACATGATCGATCAGATGGGCCTCATTGACCCCGCCGCGCAGTTCCAGCCGCTGCCCGAGCAAGAGCCCGTCGGCGATCCCACGCCGGATCAGCCCGCATGAAAGAGCGTACGCTTCGGCAATGGAAGCGCCGCTGCACGGGGATGCTGGCGGCGCTCGCGGTCGTGTTGTTCGCGGCTTTCAGCCTCAAAGCGTTCGCCGCCGTCGAGGATCTCGGCACGCATGTGCGCTATTACGGCACCGGGACGAACGATAATGACCTCTTGTTCACCACGGGTGATGTCTCGAAGTACGAGCGCTGCTGGATCATGTCCATCACCGGTACCGTGGATCTCGAGGTATCGCTCGATGGCACGAATTTCACCACGGCGGCCGTGTCGATACAGGACTTCGGCGCAACCTCCAATGATCTGGTCCTGGTGACGGTCGCGAATCGACTCTATGGTGTGCCGGTCGGGGGCATTCGCAAGATCCGGGTGAGACAAGCGGGGGCAACGGCCGCTTCTGCGTCGATGAATTGCTGGGCGATGGGCAGGTAGGTCTCGAAAGTAGACCAATGTAGATGGCAAAAGGTCAGAAAACAGGCGGACGTAAGGCAGGAACGCCTAATAAGGCCACAGCGGACGTAAAAGCCTTGGCTGGTGCTCATGGACCGGCTGCGATCCGAGAGCTTGCACGGCTCGCTAGCGAGGCTGAGAGCGAACAGGCGCGTGTCGCCGCGTGCAAAGAGATTCTCGATCGAGCGTACGGTAAGGCGACACAGCCGATCAGCGGTGATCCGGACGCGCCGCCCGTGCAAATCGCCGATGTCTCCGACACCGATCTCGCCCGCCGCGTCGCGTTCCTGCTCGCCAAGGGGCTGAAGAATGACGCCTGAGCAGCATCTCGAGATCACACGGCTAATAGATAGCGTGCAAGAGGAAGAAGAGTGGTTGGAGGTCAACCGGCTACTACAAGAGCGCTGGCGTCAGATTCCGGTTGATTATTCGCGCAGGATCGCCGTGCGCGCGGGGTCGTTTGTGGAGTGGAGGGCGGTTTGAAGAACGTCTGTTTCAAAAATGATGTGAATCGCGCAACGTTATTGCGGCCTCATCCGCGCTGAAACAAACGATCTTTCCAAAAACCCACTGACCGGGCGATAGGTCACACCAGCAGGCCGCAGGATCCGGCCCCAAGCAGAAGGCAACTTCACTAAGCAGTTTCACGACTGAGGATTACCCATGGTCAGAGCAGTGACATCTCTACACGGCAAAGCTATTGGGCTCGCGCAGCAACCCGACGGTCGATTGATCGTGCCGGGTGGCTATGTCTCCGGTGAGCACGGCAATCAGATCTCGCTGCCGAGCCCTTCGCGGGTGGCGTTCTTCGATGACTTCCTCGGCGCGGGCCAGGTGTTCAGCACGACGATCGCGGACGGCTGGCGCTCGCGCAAAGGCTCGGACGGTGGCTGTGTCGACTGGACGGTCACCCCCGCCGTCGGCGGCACAGTCATCGGGACGATTGGCGCGACAACCGCATCCATGGCGGTGTCGGGCATTCAGCTCGATCGCGGCCTGTCGTGGAAGGCGAACCAGGGCGATCTGGTATTCCAGTCCCGCATCAAGCTCTCGGCCATCACGAACATCGCCGTGTTTTTGGGCTTCACCGATCAGACAGCGGCGCTTGAGATGCCAATCCAATCGGCGGCTTCCGTCGATACGCTCACCACGAACGCGACCGATGCCGTAGGCTTCCTGTTCGATACGAGCATGGCCACAGATACGTGGTGGTTGACCGGAGTGGCGAACGATGTCGATGCGACGCCCGTCAACTCGGCTTTTGCGCCGGTGGCGAATACGTACGAGACGCTGCGGATTGAGGTCTCACCGCTCGGCGCCGCGACGTTTTTCCGCAACGGCGTGCAGATCGGGAATGCGATGCTCGGCGCGGTGACACCAACGATTGCGCTGACGCCAGTTGTGGCGCTGTTCAATCGGACCACTACGGGTAATCCAACCGCGACGCTCGACTACGTGAATGTGAGCGGTTTGCGCGGCTGATGCGTCTCGATGAGGTGCTGACCGCGCTCAAGGGCATGCCGCCCAAAGAGCGCGCGGAGCTTCAGAAGCTGGCCTTGGAACACACGAAGGGCATGCGGTGGGTGCCCAATCCGGGACCTCAAGCCCAAGGGTATCACTCGCAAGCCGATGTGTTGCTATTTGGCGGGGAACCTGGCGGCGGGAAAAGCCAGCTTGGACTGGGTCTCGCATTCAACTGCCACGAACGCACGCTCATCATGCGCCGGCAATACACGGACCTCGATGCGCTCACGGAAGAGGCCATCCTCATCAACGGCTCACGGGATGGGTTCAATGGATCTGCGCCGCCGTGTCTGAAGTTTGACGGCCACAAGCGCATCGACTTCGGCGCGGCTTCTCGGCCCGGCGATGAACAGCATTGGATGGGCCGGCCACACGATCTGATCGTGTTCGACGAGGCGACGCAGTTCGCCGCGAAACAGATTCGATTCTTGCGGGGTTGGCTGCGCACGACGACTCCCGGACAGCGTACGCGTACGGTGCTCGGCACGAATCCGCCGCTCACCGCTGAAGGTTTGTGGGTGCACGAGATGTTCGCGCCCTGGCTCAATCCCCAGCATCCGAACCCAGCCCAGCCTGGGGAGTTGCGCTGGGTCGTGGTGGATGAGGATGACAAGGACGTGTGGGTCGAGGGGCCTGGCACGCATATGGTCAATGGCCGTGAGTATGAGGCCGAGTCACGTACGTTCATTCCGTCGAAGATGACGGACAACCCGCAACTCGATCACCGTGACTACCAGAAGCGCCTGGATGCGCTGCCGGCCGAGGTGCGTGAGATCCTGCTCGGTGGGTTCCGCACCACGTTTCGGGATCAGCCGTTTCAGATCATCCCGACCGCGTGGGTCAAAGCGGCGCAAGAGCGTTGGACGGCGAATCCGCCCGAAGGCGTACCGATGTGCGCGATGGGCGTGGACTGCTCGGGCGGCGGGAATGATCCGATGGTGATCGCGCCTCGCCACGATGGCTGGTACGACAAGCTGATTCGCATCGAGGGCAAGGACATCCCGCAGGACCGACCCGGCAAGCATTGCGCGGGGTTGGTGATCTCGCACCGTCAGGATGCTGCGACGATCATTCTCGACATGGGCGGCGGCTATGGCGGCCCGATGTACGAGCAACTCATCGAGAACATCGATAAGCGCGAGGTCGTCGCGTACAAAGGGGCTGAAGCGACTTCGATGCGCACGCACGACAAGAAGCTCGGATTCGTGAATGTGCGTACTGCGGCGCTGTGGCGCTTTCGGGAAGCGCTTGACCCGTCTCAACCGGGCGGCAGTCCGATTGCGCTTCCGCCGAGCCCAACGCTTATGGCTGATCTCACGGCGCCCACCTTTGAAGTCACGCCGCGCGGGATCAAAGCGGAGTCGAAGGAAGACGTGTGCGAGCGATTGCAGCGCTCGACTGATGAGGGCGATGCCGTGATTCAAGCCTGGCATGACGGCGCGAAGCGTCCCTCGCATCACCGGATCTGGACCGCCGAGCACGGTGGCCGACGCCGAAAGAGTCTGAACGTGGATCTTGGCCCGCGACATCGCGCGGATCGTCGAAGGAACTAGTATGGCTCGCATCTACAAGAAATCGCGGCAAGGCATCGCCGGCACGCTCTTGCGCAAAGTCGCGGGCGACAGCACGTTCGATCAGGCGCACTTCATGGGCAGTAAGGCGCTTGAGGCGCAAAATGCCAAGCGCGCGGCCGAGGCGGAAGCGAATAAGCCCGCGATCCCGATGCCCGATGAGGAGGAGCTTGCGCGTATCCGCCGTCGTCGCGCTCGCCGCACCGCAGGCTCCCGAGAGTCCACGCAGTTGACGGGCGATACGCTGGGTCCCGGTTACTGATGGACGAGCGCGCCCGTCGCCTGATTCAGTGTGGCGATCATCTCTATGGCAAGAAGCAGCCGCTGCTGTCGCTGTGGCAGACGATTGCTGAACAGTTCATGCCGGAGCGCGCGGACTTCACCGTCAATCGTGGCATCGGGGATGAGTTCGCAGACCATCTGTACGACAGTTATCCCTTGATTGTGCGCCGGGAGCTCGGCGACTTTCTCTCAACCCTTCGCCGCAAGGACCAGGAATGGTTCGAGGTCACGGTCGGGCGTGAGGATCGGCTGAATGCCTCGGGGCGCAAGTGGCTCGAGTACGCAGGTCAGGTGCAGCGGCGGGCGATGTATGACCGCCGTGCGCAGTTCACGCGCGCATTGAAAGCCGCTGATCACGACTATGTGACCTTCGGCGCGCCGGTGCTCACCATCGAGCCGAACCTCGACTCGAATACGCTGCTCTATCAGTGCTGGCATCCGCGCGATTGCGTGTGGCGCTTCAAGGTCGATGGCAGCATCGCCGAAGTGCACCGGAAGTGGTGCCCGACGATTCGCGAGCTCATAGTGCTCTTCGGCAAGAAGACGGGCGCGACACTGCACCAGAAGGTCCGCGATCAGGCGGATCAATCGCCGTTCGAGGAGATCGAGTGTCGTCACATCGTGACGTGCATCGAGGAGTACGAGCCCGAGAAGCGCGTCAAGGCGCAGACGTACACAGAACTCTACATTGATGTGTCGAACGAGCACGTGATGTTCGAGGCGCCACTCAGCAATCCCAAGTACATCATCCCCGGTTGGAAGCGCATCGCAGGCTCGCAGTACTTCCACTCGCCGGCGGTGATGGTGGGCTTGCCGGATGCGCGGCTCATTCAGGCGATGTCGCTCACGCTGCTCGAGGCCGGCGAGATGGCCGTGCGACCGCCGATGGCCGCGAAGATCGATGCGATTCCAGATGGCGTCAAGCTCTGGAGTGGCGGCGTCACCGCGATTGATGCGGAGAATGATGGCCGGATTCAGGACATCATCGCGCCGATCACGAATGACACACGCGCGCTGCCCTTTGGCCTGGAGATGCTGCAGTCGAAGCAGCAGATGCTCGCGACCGCGTTCTACATCTCGAAGATCAACCTGCCGCCGTTGACCCACGAGATGACGGCGTTTGAGTTTCAGCAGCGCCTGCAGGAATACATCCGCAACGTCATCCCGCTCTTTGAGCCGATCGACAGCGAATATCACGGCCAGATCTGCGACCTCACGTTCCAGATTCTGATGGAGCAGAACGCTTTCGGCCCGCTCAGTGACATTCCGCCTTCGGTGCGCGGGGATGAGACCGAGTTTCGCTTCGACTCGCCGCTCTCTGAAGCGCTCGAGCGGCAGAAGGGCCAGCGATTCATGGAAGCGAAGGCGCTCGTCACCGAGGCCACGACCTTTGATCCGGCCTGCGCGGGGCTGGTGAACTGGCGTGAGGCGTTGCGCGATGCGATGGCGGGTAAGCGTATTCCGCAGAAGTGGATGCGCACCGAGGATGAGGTCGAAGCCTACGCACAGGATCTGACCGCGAAGCAGGAGGCGCAGCAGCAACTCGCGCTCGCACAGCAAGGCGGGGATGCGATGGAGAGCTTAGGTCGCGGAGCCCAGGCGCTTGCCGAATAAGAAGGCGCTCGCCGATCCGCGCATTCTGTTGAAACAGCCCGCGCTGCCTCAGATCGTCGCGTGCAAAGCGGTGTTTCAAGGCACGGCGACGGAAGATCAGCAGAGACGCTTTGTCGCCTGGCTCATCCACGAGGTGTGCGCCTTTGGCGAGAATCATGCGTACTTTGGAGAGGATGCGGCGTTGAAGACGTATCTTGCGCTCGGCCGGCGTCGGGTGGCGGAGATTCTGCAGACCTATGTCGAGACGCCGATCGAGCGGTTCAAAGATGGTGAGAAGTCGGAGCAGGTGCGATGAGAGTTATCGGTGGGCCGGGCGTTACTCCGGCTGTGAACAGTCTGGACTCTAACCAGCAGATACCAGTCTTTTCACCATCTGGCTTGGACCTTGCGGTTCATCACCGTCCGGCTTCCGAAAAGCGCGCCTGCTTCGGGCAGTATCCGCGCGTCACACGCTCGTCAGCGCTATGTGTCTACTTTCCACATCGCCACCGCAATTTATTTTAACCCAACGGAGATTCTGAATGTCTGTACCCAATCCAATTCCGGCCCCGAACGACGGTTCGGCCATCCCAGGAAATGGAGCCGCTCCGATTCAAGTTGACTGGCGCGCATCGCTCGCCGGCGAGAACGCTGCGGCCCTGGAGGCATTGAAGCCGTTCGAGAAGCCCGAGGACTTCCTGAAGTCCTGGCAAAGCTCGACCAGCGAGCTGACGACGCTCAAAGCGCTGCCCGACTGGCGCAAGCAGATCGCGGGCGATGATCCGAAGGCGATGTCGCTCCTTGAGCGCTATAGCACGCCGAAGGACTTCGGTAAGGCATATCAGGATGCGATGGCCAAGATCCGCTCGGGCGAATTGGCCAAGCCCTTGGCGGCCGATGCCAAGCCCGAAGAGGTCGCCGAGTGGCGCAAGGCCAATGGCATTCCCGAGAATCCCGCCGATTACTTCAAGGAGCTACCGGGCGGGCGCGTGATCGGCAAGGACGACCAGCCGATGTTTGATGAGGTCGCCAAGAAACTCCACGCACGCAATGTGCCGCCCGGTGCGATGCACGATCTCGTCGAATGGTATTACGGCCAGCAGGACGCGGAGTCCGCTAAGGTTGTGGAGGCTGAGCGGGCGCATGCGCGTGAGGCGGAAGACAAACTGCGCGAGGCGTGGGGCACGGACTACCGCGCGAACGAGAGTCACCTTGAGAATTACATCAACGGCCTCTCGGCGAATCTCCAGCACGTCGTGCGTGATGGCTTTGGCCCGGATGGCAAGAAGCTTGCGCATAACCCCGAGTTCAAACAGTGGCTGTCGAACATCGCGCGCGAGTTCAATCCCTTCGGCATGGTCTCACCGGGCGGGCATGAGTCGCAGTTGAAGAGCGTGGATGCTGAGATCGCCGATCTCCTGAAGCTCTCGCAGGACCGCCATTCAAAGTATTGGAAGGGACCGGATGCGGCGGGTCTTCAGAACCGTCACATTCAGTTGCTCGAGTCGCAACAGAAGCTCCGCGCCCGCGCAGGATGAGACGCGCGACACTTTGCTTTGTACTGAGGTTGAGTTAGATTCGCCATCGAATCGTCACAGCGGCTATCCCCGTAAGGCCCCGCACCGTGACGATGATCTTGCTGTAGCAAGGCCCCGCCTTGTCTGGTTCGGCCCCGAAAGGCCACCCCGAGCCACACATCCAGCGGCCATCCCGAGCGAAGGCTTCAAACCCTTTGACTTTCGGAGATGGCCCACATGGCCGAGACAGCATTTCAAACCCATTACCGCACGACGTTTATCGCGGGCTTTGAGCAGCGACAGAGCTTGCTGCGCGATACCGTGACGACGGAGGCGGTGATCAAGGGCAATCAGGCGATCTTCCTGGTGGCGGATTCAGGCGGCGCGACTGCGGTGACCCGCGGCGTGAATGGCCGGATTCCGGGCCGTCCGGACAACAACGTCCAGAATACGGCGACCCTGGTCGAGTATCACGACAAGGTCGAAAAGACGGGCTTCAACATCTTCGCCAGCCAAGGCGATCAGAAGCTCATCATGCAGATGTCTTCGATGGGTGTGATCAATCGCACCATCGATGACAACATTCTCGATGCAATCGCTGCGGCGACGATCACCACGGGCTCCGCAGCGCCGCTCACTGTGGCGCTCTTCGCGAAGGCACAGGCGACTCTCTCGGCCGCCAAAGTGCCGTGGGACGGCAACATTACGCTCGTGTGCTCGGGCGCCGCGCTCGGTGTCTTGCAGCTCGCACCCGAGTTCTCAAGCGCGGATTACGTCGGCGGCAAGCCGAACGTGGATGATCCGAGCTGGCGCGACAAGCCGCAGGCCTACCGGTGGCGCAACGTGCTCATCATCGCACACCCGATGTTGTGCAATACCGCATCCCCTGCCTCTGAGGTCGCGTACATGTATCACCGAAGCTCGGTGGGCCATGCCGTGAATACGGCGGGCATCGATTCGGTGGTCGATTACAACAAGGAAGACGATTACAGCTACGCGCGCACCTCGGTGTTCATGGGCGGCAAGCTTCTGCAGAACTCGGGTGTGGTGAAGATCAACCACGACGCGACCGGCCTCTACGGCTCGTAAGAGGAGATTTCAGACATGGCTTATTCAGCTTCGAATCCTCCGATCCGAACGGGCGGTGGCTTGGGTGGTGGTCCGCGAACGTGGATGTACCAGTCCACGGACATCCATACGACCGTCGACGATGCGGACTACTTCACGAACGGCGGTGACCTGGGCATGAAGGTCAATGACGTGGTGACGGTGGTTAAAACGACCGCCACGATCGGCGCGACCTTGCATGTCGTGACTGCCATCTCGGCGGCCGGCGCGGCAACGGTATCGGCGGCGATCCTCGCCTAGGTTTCCTTCGTTCCAGCATCTTGAGGGCGGTCCCTGTGGCCGCCCTTTTTTATGGGAGTAATTATGACGAGCTCGTTTGCTCCGCGATTGAATGCCGGCTTCAAGTCCGCTCAGTTTGTAGTCCAGACCCATTGGGCCGAGGTCAATGAAGACCTGCCCTTTGAGGAAGTTCTGAAGCCGGATTACTGGGCGCATGTTGCGCAGTACATGAAGAGAGGCGATGAGATCATCGTCCATGCACGCGATCTGTCCTATAAAGCCCGACTGACGGTGATGAATGTGGGGCATCTCTTCGCTGATGTTGCACTGGAATATAAGACCCGACTCGTGGCCGAGCAGCAGGACGCCGCGTCCCTCACCATTGATTCGGTGGGCGGCAAGTTCCGCGTGCTGCGTGGCAAGGACGTGCTGATCGGTGATCTTGCGACGAAGAAGGAGGCGCAGCGCTGGATTGAAGATAACACGCGCAAGGCGGCGTAATCCGTGCCATCGCGACTCAGTCTATATCAAGGTGCTGCAGGTTTTCTCGGAGAGCGTAAGCCCGCATCTCTGACTGAGAACGTCACGATTCGGCGCAGGCTCGATACCGCATGGGATACGGAAGTCCTCAAGGAATGCCTTGAAGATGGGCAGTGGAATCATGCGATGCGGACGATTCGCCTGGATTACTCGCCGTCCGTTGAGCCTGACTTCGGCTACCGTCGTGCTTTCGATAAACCCGTCGATTGGCTGCGCACGGTTGTTGTGACCTCGGACGAATACTTCAAATGTCCAGTGAATTATTCGGACGAGGCGGGTTTTCTCTTCGCGGACATCGATACGCTGTACTGGCGGTTCGTTTCAAACGATGTCCAGTACGGAATGAATCTCGCGAAATGGCCGCCGAGCTTCACTCGCTATGTAGAATGCTCGCTTGCTCACCAGGTCGCCAAGAGCACGACTGGTAGCAGCGTGGATGTCGAGGATCTGGCGCGGCAGAAAAAGCGACTGTTGATTACCGCACGATCCAAAGATGCGCTCAATGAACAGACACAATCGTTGCCACGCGGTTCCTGGGCTTCCGCCCGCGTAGGACGATCCCGCGAAAATGGCTAAAGCGCATTCCGCAACTTTGGCCTTGAACCGCGGCCTCTTGTCGCGCCTGGGCCTTGCGCGCATCGATTTGAACCGCACCGCCATGGCCGCCGAGGTCATGACGAACTGGCGGCCTCGGGTGTTGGGGTCGATGTCGATCCGGCCGGGGACACAGTATCTCGGCACCACGCGCAATCATGCGCGCGCGAAGTGCTTTCCCTTCGTGTACGCGGATGACTTCGCCGCGCGTTTGGAGATCACCGCGGGCGTGATGCGTGTGTGGGTGGATGATGCGCTCGTGACTCGGCCCGCAGTCACCGCGACCGTGACGAATGGTGATTTCACCTCGAATGTCACGGGCTGGACCGACAGCGATGAGGCGGGCGCGGTCTCGGGGTGGCTCGGCGGCTATCTCACGCTCCTGGGCACCGGCACGAATGCGGCCATTCGAGATCAGCAGGTGATGGTGAATGAGGCCGGCGTCCAGCATGCGCTGCGTATCGTGATCGGTCGCGGCCCGGTGATTCTGCGGGTCGGCTCGTCATCAGGGGATGATGACTACATCCAGGAGACGACGCTCGGCACGGGCGTGCACAGTCTCACGCTCACGCCGACTGCGAATTTCTACATCCGCTTGATGAGCCGCCGTGCGTTCACGACATTTGTCGATTCGGTGACGATCGAGGCGGCGGGTGTGCTCGAGCTCGCCGTGCCCTGGCAAGAGGCGGACCTTGCCCGCATCCGCATGAATCCCGAATCGCAGTCCTCGGATATCGTGTATGTGGCCTGCGCGGGATACCAGCAACGCAAGATCGAGCGGCGTGAGAATAACTCGTGGTCGGTCGTGCTCTATGAGCCGGAGACCGGTCCCTTTCGGCTCATCAACGCAACACCGATCACACTCACCGCATCCGCCCTCAACGGCGATATCACGGTCACGGCGAGCAAGGCGCTATTTCGCGCGACTCATGTCGGGGCGCTGTTTCGCATCCAGTCGATCGGGCAGCGCGTGGAGGCGGCGATCTCGGGCCAGGATCAGTGGTCTGATCCGATTCGTGTGAGCGGCGTCGACAACCAGCGCAAGTTTCAGATCACCATCGCCGGCACCTGGGCCGGCACAGTGCACTTGCAGTATTCGGTCGGTGAGCCTGGCTCGTGGGTCGATGTGAAGAGCTGGACCGGCAACACGACGAACGAGACGTATGACGACACGCTCGACAACGAGATCATCTACTACCGCATTGGCATCAAGTCGGGCAATTACACCTCTGGCACCGCGAATGTTTCGCTGACCTTCGCCTCGGGCAGCATCACCGGGGTCGTGCGCGTCACGGGATACACGAGCCCGACGCAGATGAGCGCGGTGGTGTTGAAGGCGCTCGGCGGCACCTCCGCCAGCACCGACTGGTGGGAAGGCGCGTGGTCGGATCGTCGCGGCTGGCCATCCGCCATATGCATCTATGAGGGCCGGATCTGGAACGGCGGCCTCGATAAGATGAACGGCTCGATCGTTGATGCGTATGAGGACTATGACGATACGTACGAGGGCGATGCCGGGCCGATCTCGCGCAGCATCGGCGAGGGTCCGACACAGACGATCAATTGGATGCTGCCGCTCAATCGCCTGGTGATCGGCACGCAGCTCAATTCCTCTTCTGTGCAGGCGGTGAAGTTCGCGGCGAACAATCCGCTCTCGGGTCGATCGAGCTCGTTCGATGAGCCGTTGACGCCGACGAACTTCAACCTCAAGAACACCGCCACGGGCGCGTTCTTTGTTCAGCGCTCGGGGCAACGCCTGATGCGGCTGTCATTCGATCTGAATGAGAGCGACTACAAGCCCGAGGACATGAACGCCGCGGTGCCGGATCTGTGCGAGCAAGGCATTACGCACATCGCTGTGCAGTATCAACCCGATATGCGCGTGTATTGCCTGCGGCCGGATGGCACCTACGCGCTTATGGTGCACGATGCGGCGGAAGGCGTGATTTGCTGGCTCGAGGAAGAGACGGCGGGCGTGGTGGAAGATGCGAGCGTATTGCCTGGTGACCAGGAGGACCAGGTGTATCTCGTCGTCCGCCGCACGATCAACGGGCAGACGGTGCGCTATCACGAGAAGTTCGCGATGGAATCTGAGTGTCGCGGGGCGCCCGAGGCCTATCTCGCCGATGCGCATTACCGGTATGCAGGCGCGGAAACGACGACGATCTCGGGGCTTGCGCATCTCAATGGTGAGTTGGTGGTCGTGTGGGGATGGAATACGGTCAGTCCTTTCACCGATGAAGATGACCGAATCATCGGGCGTGACCTGGGGTCGTTCACGGTGAGCAGTGGGCAGATCGCAGGCTTATCGGATGCGGTGACGAATGCGTGTATCGGTCTACCGTATCGCGCGCCCTTCCAATCCGCTAAGCAGGCGTTTGGCGCCGCGATGGGGACGCCGCTCAACCAGAAAAAGCGCATCGATCACGTCGGGCTCATTCTCGCCGACACGCATGTGGGTGGGCTTCGCTTCGGCCCGGACTTTGATCACCTGGATGACTTGCCGGCGATCGAGGATGAGGCCGAGGTGGGCAATGATCATATCTACGAAAGCTATGACCATGAGATGCATCCGTTTGATTCCGAGTGGACGACGGATGCGCGCGTGTGCCTGGAGGCCGCATCCCCGCGACCGGCGACGGTGTTGTGCTTTACCGCTTCGATGGTTGTGAATGGCTAGACGCCCATGACATTTTATGATCACTTGGGATTTAGCGACCGGGCGTGATGTAGATGAATTCTACGGTCAGCGCCCCAGTGAGTCGCTACAAGCTTTTGTCATTAAGCTGAATGGTATCCCTGTAGGGATTTTAGGTCTTGCGCGAGAACCTGATCGACTTCGCGCATTCTCAGAATATCGACCAGAGCTTGAGCCTTATTTGCGATCCATCGCAGTGGGGCGGGCAATCTTTGCGCTCATGAAACTGATTAAAGGCTGCAATTTACCTGTGTACGCCATGGCTGAATTTCAGTCGCCGAACCTTCTGGATCGTCTTGGTTTTACTCCCATCAACAACGAGATGTACGTATGGGTTACTTGAACCTGATCGCCGGTGGCGTTCAGGCGTATCAGCAAATCCAACAAGGCAGCATCAACGCGGCGAATGCGCGCCTGGAGGCTTCGCGCGATGAGCGTGATGCGCTAAGCGCGCAAGCCGAGTCTCAACAACAGGCGTTGAATGAGCGCCGGCGCGCGAAGTTCTTACGCTCGCGGGCGCTTGCGGTGGCCGGCGCCTCAGGGGCGGGGATCTCTGAGGATCCCACTGTTGGGAACATCCTCTCCGACATCGAGACCGAAGGCGAGTACCGCGCGCTGTCGGCCTTGTACGAGGGCGACAGTCTTGCCGAAGGCTTGCGCTCGGGCTCGCAGTCGAAGCGACGCATGGCGAAGGCGTATGAGATTTCAGCGGGCGCCAATGCAGCCGGGACGCTTGCCGGTGGCGCGTACAGTTTCTATAGCAGGTACGGCTAGCGTGGCTCGTATACCGGATGTCAGCGATCTCGGCCCGCGGCCGATCGCTCAGGCGCGTGCGCCGCGCACAGTCGATCAGACGGGTCAGATCCTCGCCGATACGCCGAACATCGCGCGCCTTGCTGACTCCATCTCCACAAACGAGTGGCAGCAGGAAAGCCAACTCGCCCAGGCGCAAGCGCGCTCGGGCCTTTTGCAGGCGGATATCGCCGCGCGCCAGTCGCTTGAGAACGATCCGGACTACACAACCTACGAGTCGCGCTATCGGGAGAAGATGGCGGCGGCGAGTGAGCGCGCGAGCGCGAGCATTGTCGGACGCAGCGAGCGCGCGCTCTTTGAAGAGAACACGAAGCTCGATATCGAGCGCGGCGCGATGGCGATTCGCGAGCAGGCGCGCGCCAAGGAAGGCGATGTCGGCCGGGCTTCGCTCGATGAGTTGTTATCATCCAACCGAAGCGCAGCCCTCTCCGCGAAAGATGAAGCGACGCGAGCGGCGCTCATCACCAATACGCAACAGGCGCTTCAAGGCGCGCAGGCCAAAGGCTACATCTCGGCGGAGGCCGCGACGAACCTGCGCCAGAAATGGACGCAGGATTACGCCGTCGGCTATCTCGAGATCCAGGATCCCGCGAAGCGCATTGCGATACTACGCAAGCCGCAAGGCTCGCCGGCCGAGATGCTCGCGCCCGATACTCGGGCTCAACTTCTTGAGCGCGCCCAGCAGGATCTGCACCGCCAGCAGTTGCAAGCCCAAGCGCTCGCCGTCACTTCGCGAGCGAATGGCATTGTTTCCGTGTTCCAATCCCAGGGGCCCGAGGCGGGTAGCCAGGCCTTAGCGAAGCTTTCGCAATCGAATCTCCCCTTGGATCTGCAGGCCGATGTGTATTCCAAGGTTCAATCCACGATGAACCTCCTGCGCAACCAGAAGCAGGAGCAGTACGCGGATGATCTCGCGAGCCTCAATGTCGCGCTCGGCAATGGCTCGGCCGGTCCTGAGCAATTGATTCAGATTGATCGGCTTTGGCGCGACAACGCCTTCAGTCCCACCGAGCGCGCCTCGCTCATCGGCCGGGTGGAGTCGACCTACCTTCAGCACGCGGGGGATCTGGCGTCTGCCCAGGCGATTCGCGAGGCGATGGCGTCCGGCACGCCGCTCGACCCGTCGAACACCGATCAACGCAAGGCGCTGTCTGCGGCCTTCGGTGAGGATGCGCGCGAGACGCCGGTGGGCTCAGAGCCCTGGCAGGGCTTGGCGCTGGCCTATGCGACGCGCACGCGCATGCTGCCCAATCAGGCGGTGTCCTGGGTGCGAAGCGCGGTGCGCTCGCCCGATCCCAAGGTAGCGGGACCGGCTGCGGAGTTCTTGGGCTCGGTTTCCGCCACGGCGCCGGATGCGGTGAGCGGCTTCGATACGGAGACACGGTCCTTCGCCGGCATGGTGAGCGACATGATTTCGGCTGGCACTACGCCTGAGAAAGCGATCGAGACCGCACGGCAGAATGTGTTCGAGACGAACGCCGCCATTCTTAAGCAGCGCAAGGAGCTGTACAGCAGCGGCAAGAATGCGCTCGCGCTGCAATCGAATAGCGCGCTCGATGGCTACATCGATCGGGACTTCGATACCAGCTGGTTTTCAAGCCAGCCCGCAGCACCTGAAGCGATGCGCGCGGACTTCAACGCCCAGGCGCTGCGCTACTACGAAAAGACCGGCGACATTCAAATCGCGCGGGATTTGGCGTGGGGGGATCTCAAGCGCGTGTATGGCGTGACAGAGGTCAATGGCGTCAAGCAAATGATCGCACTGCCACCCGAGCGGTTCGGCGTGACTTCCGATGAGGTGCGCAAGGATGTCGCGGACTTCATCACCGCGAATCCTCAGGGTGAGACAGCCGCTGAGGACATCGCGGTCGTTCCTGATGCGCTGACGCTGCGCTCTGTGGCCTCGATCTTCGACGGTCAGCCGCAGATGCCCAGTTATAAGCTCGTCAACACCAAGACCGGCGATCTCGTGGTGGATAACAAAGGCATTCCGGTGCGCTACACCTTGCCGAACCAGGAGCAACTGACGCAGCGTATCCGAGAGAAGCAGGCCGAGGCGCAGACGATCGCACGCGGCCAGATCGATCAGGCGCGCTTTGATCGTCGCGACCGACGCGAGCGCCAGCAGATGCTCGAGCAAGGCGAGCTACGCTGATGCCGATCGCGCAGGATGGCCGATACCTGCAAAGCGTGGTAGCAGGGCCAATCAACTCCGGTCTCTTTTCGAAAGCCCAGGCTTCTGAAGAGTCGCCCGCGGTGCTGGATGTGCTGGCCTCTGCGGCTCGGCAGTCGACATTGGCGGGCGCGGCCTACGATCGATTCACCATGCCAGATCCGGATCTGCCCGATGCGCCGCCGAGGTGGGATCCGCTCGACCACATCCAGGGCTTTGAGCACTACGCGAATGACTTGGCCGATGCACAGACGCCGAGTCACCTGGAGGGGATGAAGGCGCGGCTGCAAAGTCGTGAGGCGGATCTTCAGACACTTCAGAAAGCAAGACTTGGTGGTGTGACAGCGGGCCTTGCGTTCGCGATCCTCGATCCCTCCTTCCTCGCGGGCGCTGCGATTCCGGAGCTTGCGGCGGGTCGCTCCGTCGCGCTCGCCAAAACACTGACGGCGACTGTGCGCGGCGCGGCGGGCGCGGGTGCGTATGAAGGCGGCTTGCAGACCCTGCAGGACGGACGCACCGCCACGGAGTCGCTGGTGAACGTCGGTACCGGTGCGCTGCTGTCGGGCGTCATGGGCCATCTCCTCAATCGCGTGCCGGTCAGTGAGTCGAAGGCGCTACGCAAAACCATTGAAGCAGAGGCTGATAATATTCGCTCGGAGTCCGGCGCAGCCGCTGTCGCAAGACCCACGACACTCGAAGCGGAATCGATCGCGCGCGGCGCGCGGGGCTTATCAAAGGCGATGGCGAAGACGCCATTGCTCGGCACCGATCTCGATCGCGTGATGGTGAGTGACTCGGTGACGGCGCGCACGGCGCTTCAGGAGCTTGCGGATGTGCCGCAGATGCTGGAGAAAAACACGCAAGGCATCGCCACCCCCGTTTCGGTTGAAGCGCTCTCCGCCAAACATGAGGCGCGCGTCGCGGACTTTATGGATCACGCGCGCGACCAGTGGAAGATCTATCGTGAGCGCGTTCCGAAGAGCGAGCGCATCAGCAAGGGCGATTTTTACACCTCGATCGCCTCGGCTTCACGACGCGGCGATAAGATTGGCATTCCGGAAGTGGATTCGGCCGCGCAGATGCTGCGCTCGCGGGTATTTGATCCGCTGAAGGATGAGGCGCAGAAACTGGGTCTTCTGGAAGATCCGGTGAAAAAGGCACAGGCCAAAGCCGAAGAAAAAGCGGTGGACCAATACTTCCGCGCCCAGGAAAGTCAGTTGTTCGCCGATTACCGTGGTCGCACGCGCGCGGCGATTCGGGAGGGAAAGGGCCTTGAAGGTGATGCCGCTGAGGCGGGGCAGAAGGTTGACGAGATTCGCACCGAGCTTGAGCGGGCGTTAAAGGTTGAGGAAGACATCAAGGGGCAGACACTCGAGAGCTCTCAGTCTCGCGTGAAATCCGCTCAGGAAGCTTACGATCAGACGATTTACACGGCGCGCGCAGACTTGGAAGCCACCTTTGCCGCCGCCAAGAGTGATGCGGAATTGCTCGCCTCGCAGGCCGCTGAGGTCAATGCGGGCCGCGCGGATCAATTTGCGTTGGGCATTGAGACGGCCAAGCACGCCCGAGAGATCTCGATCGCGAATGCCACCGAGCTTGTCGAGAAAGCTCAGCGCGAGCATCAAGCGCTCTCTCAGTTGGTACGGCGCGATATGCCGCGAGACAAAGCGCGTATTGAGATTTTGAAGTCTCGCCTTCAGATTGAAGGCGTTCGTCGGGAAGCCGCGCGCGCCTTGATTCAAGCGCGTAAAGACTACGGGGATGTGGTCAAGGCGCTCAAATCTCAGTTCGGCGCGAAGGACATTCCGAAGCTCTCGGATCGTAGTACGAATCGTGCGGTTCGTGAGTTTCGACGCCTATCGAGACAGGAGCGAAAAACGCTCGAGGCCGCGCGCGCGGCGGAAGGTCGCGTGAGTAAGGCCGAGCGGCGCCGGTATTCACTGGCGGCCCGTAAGCTTAAGAAAACGGCCGAATCTCAGATCGATGAGATTGAGATTTCAAGTATCAAGAAATTCCGGAAGCGCGCTGAGGCGGTGGCTTCGGGCGGCGCGGATGCCGATCCCGCGGTGTTGGAAATGGCCCGGCTCATCAAGGACCGCCAAGGCGGCCGGTTATCCAGTCGCGTCACTATTCCGTCGATTGATGCGGAGAAAGTCGCGCGGCCTCTTGGCGCAGAGTCTTATTTTCGTCGCATGTATGACCGCGAAGCCATCCGCGCCAATATGGCCGAGTGGCGTGACGTGCTCTATAACTGGTTCGCGAATCAGGGTAAAGCCGAGCCCGCCGAGATCGCCGCAGCCGTTGAAGATGTGACGCGCAAGATTCTGCATGCGGACGTTGGCCAGGCGAACTTCGCAACGCAGGTGACGGTCTCGGCCGCAGGACCCTTGAAAGAGCGCACGCTCGCGGTGCCGGATGAATTGATCGAGAAGTTTCTCGTCAACGATCCGGTCAAGGTCGCCAGCGCCTACGTGCGCGAGTTGGCACCACAAGTGGAACTGGCGAAGCGCTTTGGCGATGTCGACATGAAGCAGCGCCTTCAGGACATCTCCGACGAGTACAACGTGAAGCGTGAGCAGGCACGCACCTCGATGACCGATCAGAAGGCACTCTCTAAAGAACTCGATCGGCTGACGACGCAGGAGAAAGAGACGCTGGAAGCGTTGGTGCGAATCCGCGATCGGGTGCTCGGTACTGCTGGGCGCATTGATCCGAATGCCTCCGAAGGTCAGCGTCGCGCGGTGGCGGCAGCGCGCGGTTGGCGCAATCTCGTGGCCTCCGCTCGCTTAGGTGGCACCGCTCTCACGGGCGGCATCATGGATACGGCAAAGATCGCCGCGCAGTATGGGTTTCTCCCGACCATCAAAAAGCTGACGCAACTCATCAGTTCAAAGGCGTTTCGTGATTTATCGCGGACGCAGACTCGTCGCGTCGGCTCCGCCGTCGAAACGGCTTTAGCGCGTCGCGTACAAGTTGCTTACGACGGCGCGATTACGGAGGGCTGGACGCAAACGCTCGCGAATAGCGTCTACAAATACACGGGCCTCAATCACGCAACCGACTTCAATCGCACGCTCGCCGCGACACTGTTTGAGGACTCAGTGCTCAAAGCCGCCGCGCGCGCGGCCGCCGGGAAAAGCCTCAAAGCATTCGAGCGCACACGTCTCGCTTCGCTAGGGTTGGGTGATGAGGAACTACAAGCGATCTCCCGTGAGATCGTAAAACACGGCGGAGAGGTCGACGGCATTCGCGTCAGTGGCTCGGCCGATTGGGGCGATAAGCGCCTCGCGGACATCTATGATGCGGCGATCCTGAAAGAGACGAAGATCACCGTGCAGCAGCCGGGTGCGGCGGATCGGGTGTGGTGGCTCGATAAAGAGACGGGGAAGTTGCTCGGACAGTTGAAGACATTCTCGTTATCGAGTCCAACCCGCTTGCTCGCGGGCGGTCTTCAAGCCGCAGGGCATGGCGCCTATGGACAGGCCGCTCGCTTCTTTGGCTTCATGATGATGGGCGGGTATCTGACGCACGTGACGCGCAATCTCGTGGCCGGTAAGACACCGAGCACGGATCCAAAGACTGCGGCGTCTGAGGCCATTTCAGAGTCTGGGTTGCTCGGCGTTATGCCAGATGTGCTTTCTCCAGTGGGGCGGAAATTTGGCCTAGCCGGCGGGGTTCGCTATTCAGACCGTAATATCTCATCTGCCTATGGCGGTCCGGCTTTGGGTGCGCTCACGGATTTCTACGATGTGGCGTTCAATCGAACGGAAGGCGGCATCTCCGCGGCAGATCTTCACGCCATTCGCCGCCTATTGCCCTACAACAATGTTTGGTTTCTGCGTCGTGAGATCAACGCACTCGAAGGCGAGCTGGCCGAATCGCTCGATCTGCAAGGTTCGGATACCGCAAGTTTCGGTGAGCGCATGATGCGTACTGAAGCGCTACCCAACGCATCCAAATAATTTTCGGAGTTTATAGATGCCCAGTACGCAAACCGACAGGTTAAACGGTCTAACGACCAGCGTCGCATTGAAACCGCCCGTGCGTGTAGCGTCGACCGGAAACCTTACGCTATCCGGCCTTCAAACGGTGAACGGCATTGCGCTCGAGGAAAACAATCGTGTGCTCGTCAAGAATCAAACCGATGAGACACAGAACGGGATTTACCTTGCGAGCAGCTCTAACTGGACTCGTGCACTAGATTTCAACGGCAATCGAGATGTCGTGCAAGGCACGCTAGTTATTGTCAACACGAACTCGCAAGGCCTTATCTATCGCGTGACCTCGCCCGATCCGATTACGATTGGCTCCTCAGCGATCAACTTCGCGCCGTTCTTTGATCCGACACATACCTATCCCCTTCACGAAGCAGAGATTCTCGCAGGCGTTCTACCCAGCAATTACGCCTATCGCGTGGGGAATGTCCTGCGATATGGTGCGCTGGCCGATCGCACTACGGACAATCTTGCGGCATTCAATCGAGCCGCGTTGGTCGCCCAGTACTACGGGGAGATCTACATCCCTGCGGCGGCAGTCAAAGGCTACTACTACCGAATTTCAAGCGAGTGGCGCCTGACGACGGTACGTCAGTGCACGATCAAGGGCGACGGCGACGGTAGCGTGATCGTGATCGACAACGATGATGGTTTTAACGCCATCACGATTGATGGTTGCATTCATGTGACCATGAAAGACTTCGCCATCTTCGGTGTGGATGGATCGGGTAATGGCATTGAACTCGTCGGAGGCAGTCATCACTTCAAGGCCTTGAACCTGTATTCGGCATTCATGGATGGCGCGGCGTTTAAGGTCACGTGGGGGATCTCTTCCACTTGGATCAATTGCAGAGCGGATCGCAACATCGGATACCGTCCGGCGACGTTGCTGCCTGGCATGACAGAAGGCCGTCCTATCCGGGCGTTTCACGTCACCTCGCGCGTCGATGGTCAGAACAACAATCCCACCTTTATCGCCTGCCAAGCGAATGCTTGCGGCGATATCGTGAGTTGTGCGTTTGGTGATGCGGGTGGCGAGCCCGTGCAATCGGTCGTGTGGGATGGTGGATTGATCCAAGGATCGGATGTTGGCTTCGAGTTGTTCGCACGAGTCAAGGATTCGCGAATTTCCGCTCACATTGAGCCGCCGGTCGGTGAGATCGCGGGGAATTTCTGCGCCGTGTTTGATAACTGCACCGACAGCATCATTCATGATTGCGTCGTAACAGGTGACGTTGATCTGACCGGAACGTGCCGAAATATGAAACTGGTCGGCATTAACACTTGCGGAATCCGGGTTGCGTCGACATGCGTCGATACCGTCATCGACAGGTGCACGTACGGAAATGTTGTGACGGGTGCGACGGGCGGAAAGATCATCGACGCCGGCCAGAACACCATTATCACGGCACTGAAGAACGCGAGCAACGACAGATTCTCCATCGGTCACAACCTACGCAAGCCCGTCGTCTACTTCCCAACCAACATGGAGACTTGGGTCGGCGGTGGCTCACCAACCGTGCCGTGTGGCTATACGAAATACGGCACGTGCACGATCTCGCGCGAAACGATGATCAAGCGCACCGGCAGTTACAGCTGCAAGATCGTCAACGCGACGGATCTCGCGGGCGGCATTCAGATTGATCTATTGCCGTCGAACTACTTCATCGGCAAGCGCTTCACAGTCGAGGTGTGGACCTATAGCGAAGGGGCTGCAGGTCTTGCGCGCATCAGCATGCTCGATGGCGCCAGCACTTACACCGAGGTGACTCACCAGCAGGACACGTGGGAAAAGACCGTTGTCACGTTCTCGCCCACCGCGGCCCCGACCTTACGGCTGACCGGCAAGACCGGCGCGATCTACATCGATGTCAGCACGATTTATGTAGATGACTTCACGCCGATCACGGAGGCGACGCTTGAGGCGGGCACGACGCCGAAAGTCAGTTACGGCGGCCGACCGGTGCGGACCTGGCTCACCAATGGCACGCCTTCCATCACGACATTTACCGAGCCGCATGTGGGCGTGCCGTTCATTATCAAAGGCGCGAGCGCTGCAGTCATTGTCGAGAGTAGTACGATGAAGCTTGCGGGCTCAGGGAATTTCACGTTTGCGGTGGGGGATCTGCTGGAATTGGTCTACGGATCAGATGGTGTGTTCACTGAGGTCGGGCGCACGGTCGTGTAGCCATGAAACAAACGCGCAAGGACTCTGACACCGGAGAGTATCGACAGATCGAAACCTCTCCTGTTGGCTTTGCGCGCTATCTCATTTTCCGTAACGCAACTGACGAGCAAATCGGTATGACAACTCGCATTGTTTGGCGTGCGATTGTTCTCTATACCATCGCAGTATTCTGGGGATGGACAGCCTACGCCGGAAAAGAGCCGCCGTACTTCGCGCTTGCCGATGGGCGCAATGTTGCGCAGCAGGTCAAGGATCTGAGGCTCGCGGCGTTAGAGGATTCGCTGATAGAGACTTTACGCGTCAAATGCACCGCGCCGAACAAGGGCTATGCGGATCGTCGTTTAAGGGAATTGAAGGAACAGTACAGAGTTCTGGCCGGCGCCAAATGGGACGAGCCGGGCTGTGACGAGATCTGACGGTAAAATCCATCTCGATGTTTTTGTTGATGCTTGGATCGTTGATGAAATGATGGCCATGCTGTCGGCTATATCCACCGAATTGCATCATGAGGCTGCGCGAATGTCAGAAGACGATGGCGAGCTTCGAAGACAGGCTGATCAGGCTGAAGCGGCAAAGAAACGCCTCTGGCTTGCGCGACATAGTACGGTTGTCCCGCTCGGACCTATGACGGATCAACGGGGCGCCTCTGGATGCGCGACCAATAACAACCATGTCACTGCGCCTATCAATAATAATGTCGCGGAGCCCTGGCTGATTGCTGTGAGTTGCACCGCGCTTGTGATGGCGGTGGTTGCGATGGGCGGACTCTGGTGGGTGTCCAAAGAATTCAAACAGGTTCAGATTCAACTGATGTATTCCAACGCGCTGATGTTGCGCGAGGGGCTCGTAAAGCCGGGCGATGAGGTGTACGGCCCGGAAGGTAATTTGCTGTATAGACAGCATGAGTTAAAACCCAAAGACCAGTGAAAGGAGAAGGACCATTGGCGGTATAGTGTGCTCAATTCATAGAAACGCCATTCTTCGATTCGAAGGCGTTCCCACCAATCGACGTGAACTGAAGGAGTTTGACGTACAGTTACGTCAATGCTTCACAAGTCAAGCAATCGCCGAAGCCATCGAAGCCAAGGGTACGGGCGCTCGAGTATGTGAGTTGCTCGCCAAGGAAGACTGGACGGATGCGGAGCGATCCGAACTCTACGAATCCCTTGAGGATTCGTACGAGGATTAAGGCCGACAGATGACTGAGATCATCAAGCGTCTCGAGGAAGTCACTGCACATCTCCAGGATCGGCCCGTCGTCGATCCTGAGATGTGGGGTCAAATCATCGATGCGCTACCAGATGGCCTGCTCGTCATTGACGACCAGGGAATCATTCAACTCGTCAACCAGCAAATTGAATTGCTGTTCGGATACCCGCGCTCACTGTTAAACGGCCACTCGGTGCATATGCTTTTGCCTGCCGAATTACGAGAAGCCCACGCGAAGCACATCAATAAGTTTTTCGCGCACCCGACGGTCAGGCCGATGAACATGGCGCAAACGCTCTCTGGCGAGCGCCGCAACGGCGAGAAGATTCTCGTTCAGATATCCATTGGTCCTGTGATCTCGCGTCAAGGCGTGCTGGCACTCGCGCTCGTCAGACGGGTGGAAAGTGGCCGATGAAGCCTGGAGCGAGTATCGCATGTTGGTGCTCGCCGAATTGAAGCGCTTAACGGAACGAATCGACGAGCTCAACGAGACGATGCATCGCACCCGCGCTGACATCGCCGTGCTGCAATTCAAAGCCGGGGTGTGGGGCCTGATCGCAGGCGCGCTCCCCTCGGTTGCCGCTTTAATCTATATCGCCATCAAATAAGTGAGCTTATGATTTTTGTCAGCGCTGGACACAGTGAGACGGATCCGGGTGCGATCTATCGTGATTTCATCGAACACGATGAGGCGGTCACGTGGCGCGATCTCATCGTCGCCTCAGTGAACGGACTCATTGCGCCCGTGATGCGGGTACCGGTGGGTACGCTGGAAGAGAAGGTCGCCTTCATCAACGCCGAGTGCGCGAAAAACCATTCGATCGCGATCGAGGTGCACTTCAACGCAGGCGGCACGCCGGGCGTGACAAAAGGATCTGAGACGCTCTATTGCCCTGGATCAGCGGCGGGCGAGCTGCTGGCGAGGCTTGTGCAGGGCGAGCTCGCCGCGATTTTCACGCCCGACCGCGGCGTCAAGCCCGGCTACTTTCGTATGGATCCGACGAAGCCCGTCGATTACTTCCTGCGTGCGACGCATTGCCCGGCGATCATCATCGAGCCGGACTTCGTCACAAATGGCGGCTTTATTCGCGCCCATCGCATTGAGGCGTGCCATGCTGTCGCAAAAGCGCTGGTCCAAGCGCATCAGATCGTTCAGGACACTGAGTAGGAGTTCCTATGGCTGACGAACCTAAGCCGGTTGACGATCCGGTCAAGCAGCTCACCGCAATCGCTTGGTACGATGCCGCAACCATGCGCGCTTTGCTCCTGGCAGCCGCTGGATTGATCGGCGTGATTGCAAGCCTCTTTGGCGTGGATGAAGCGCTCTTCACAGAGAAGGCCGCTAAGGTCGTTGATGCGTTGTCCACGCTGCTGACGATGGCTGGCATCGTGTGGGCCGGTATTGCTCGCGCTCGTCATCCGACGCCGCCGATCAAACTATCGCAGGCAAGCGCTGATGAGGCGAACACTAAGATTCAACCGCATATTGAAACCCTGAAGGGAAACACGCCATGAAGATTCGTCATTTCGCGGCTCTCGCTACGGCTCTGATGGTGCTGAGTGGCTGCGCCTCAATGGGACTCGTTCAGCCCAAAAGCCTCGAAGATCGCATCGTCTACGCGGCTGGCATCAATGCCGGACTGCGTAATGCAGCCGCCAATTCTCTGAACGCACATCTCATCACCAGCAGCGATGGGGAATATGTGCTAAACGTCAGCGATCAGACACGGACGCTGATTGATTCGTCCCGAGTGGCATTAAGCTCAGGCGATCCTAAAACGGCCGAGGGACGCATTGTTCTCGCGCTGAACATCCTCGATCAACTCCAGGCCTATCTGAATTCAAAGGTGCCGAAATGACAGACGTGAATACGTACGCCTTAGGGCTTAGCGTCGTAACCGAATTACTTCGGCAGGCGGCCGCCATGTCGGCATTGCTTCAGCGGGCTCACAGTGAGAATCGCAAGCCGACCGTTCAGGAGCTTGAGGAAGCGATGAAACCGGATGACACGGCGCGCGTTGCTCTGGTAGATGCCATACAAAGGGCAAAACTCGAGGGACGCTAAATGCTCACCTTGACGCTGATTCTGGCGCTGGCTGCATTAATCATCGCCATCGCTTCGGCTATTGGCAAAGCGCCGCTATGGGTCGCGGTTATCTTGCTTGCGATCTTGGAGCTTATTCGGGTGATTCCGAAGTAGCTGTTCCGCGAGACTGTGCTCGCTTTCGGCCGCGCTGCTCATTCGCTCTCACCTTGACGATTCTACGTACGAAAACCTGTCGACCATCTCCCACCTCAATAGCGAAATTCAGATCTAGTTCCGCGGACCATCCACCCGCCGCCGCCCGATAGATCCGGGTCACAATTGCACTGCCTAATGCATCAGGCGCGCTTATTTCCTCTCGCTCAACCCCCATGTAGTACCTTGCGCTCGAATTCCTGCATATCGACGTTACCCTCCAAAGCTTCGCACGCGGCCTTCAAGCGCAGATCTGCGAGTTGACACCGAAGATCGGTTTCACCCTTCAGATTGCTACGAGCCATGCCGATGCATAGCAAGGCTGATTCGTAGGCATCTAGTTTGGTGACTGAACTGCTCATCTTCTAGACGCGCCTCACAGGCGCCGAAACCTTTGCGTTACGGTTGTCACCCAACTCTCGCCGCGGTTCTCTACAGGCCCAAACTCTAACGGATAAATCTCAAGAATAGGCTTGTCGTCAAGGCATAGCGTTTTTACCGGGTTCCCCTGCAACGATATCAATGTCAGCCGGCCTTTGAGGCTTTCGAGCGTCCAACCGGCCGGTAAATGTGCGTCCAGCACCTCTTTGAATTCCATTTCCTGTTTTCTGAACACGCTTGCGACAGTGGCCTTCGTAATTTGCTTACGCACAGAGTCCATCGGGATCATGTCTGGGATCATGGAAGACCAGTCAGTTTTCATAATTGACTCGGTTCTCGACGCTCAGCAGTTACCTTCTGGAACAGCATCCCGACGGCAATCCCTAGCAGGATTCCAGCCAGCCAATTGGCAAATGGCCAGTGCGATCCCGTGCCACTTAACTGAATGGCGAGCGAGGCGCACATTAGGAACCATAGAAATACGGATCTACTGCTCATTAGTTTCATGTGGTTTGCTCCACGGGTTCATCGATCTCAATGCGAGTGCCATCAGGCAACTCAGCGTAAAGCACCGAGAACGCGGTATCGCCGCACTCGTGGTCTTCAACCTCTTCGCCGATAGCGCGATACCAGAACTGCTTCCGATTGCAGTCACAACTGAAATTCCCATCAGTCC